CTGATGTGGTCAGTGAGTTGAAGGGATACATCACCGATGAAGAGATCCATTGCGCTACCCCTTACGCTGCCCGAATGAAGGTGACGAATCGGATGTCCTGGTGGATGACTTCGAACAACCGACGACCCCTGGTACTTGACAAAAACGACCGACGAATCACCGTTCTCGCTGTTGCTTCTCCGACACCCGACTACCTACAGATGTTGCGCTCTTGCTTTGACTCACGCCTTGGAACCTTTGAACCTGAGTTCCGTGATGAGATGTCTTCCTATGCTTTCTTCCTCAAGAACCTACGGGTGGATTGGAAGTTGATCTCGAATCCCTTGGACACCGAAGCCCGACGCCGAGTGCAGAGTGCGAGCAAGTCCAGCATCGATTCCTTTGTCGATGAGATTCAGAAGATGGGAATCGTTTCCGTGATGGAAACATACAAGCCCAGGATTGCCATGCGTTTGTCGGATGCCATCCTGGAAAACTGTATTCCCTGTGACCGATTGTATGGATCGTACCGAGAATGGTGCGAGGCCAAAGGATACCAAGACGTTTGCCCTGAAGCCGAAATAGCCCTTGCCATTACTTCCTTACCTGGGGTGGAGAAACGGAACGTCCGAATCGCTGGGACTCGCATCCGAGCGTACATCGGATTGTCGCAGCGGAAGCCTGTCGGCAGTGTCGTTCAGTTCCCAGGTGGAGAACACTAACTTCCGAGGTGGGTCGGACTTACCCATCACATAGGAGAAGAGATGCCTGACTTGTTTTCGTGGGCGGAGTCTGTCCCGGAGTGGGCGGAGACACTACCCGGAGTGTGGAAGAACAAGAGGAACAATGGATATAGGGTTCCTCACAATATGTGTGGTCTGCTTGGATGGAACCAGCAACTGCGAGATGGCACACGGATACTGGACAAAACAGTTCTGTCACCGATGCTACACCCTTGGGTGGGTGAGTACCTGATGCCTCATCAACGGGCGGCCCTTGGCCATACGCTGAAGCGCCCTGCCTCGAACGTGTGGGCACCCCCAGGTTCTGGGAAAACGCTTTGTGGACTCGTCTGGCTTACCGCAGCGGGAAAGAACATGAAGCTCGTGGTCACTCGTGCGCTTGCCCGAGGGACATGGCGAGAGGAGATCCGGAAGTACACGACCCTTCAGCCTGTGCTCTTGACGGGTCACGATGCCGAGAGGTTCGTGCCTGACCCGAGTTGTATCTACATCACAGCATGGGAGACATTGATTCAATGGGGCAGTGTGCTCTGTAAGATGAGCCCGGACAGTGTGGTGTTCGATGAGATTCACTGTGCGAAGAACCACAAGCGGGTGGTCCCGGTATTGCAGGCTGACGGCAGCAAGACTTGGAAGTCTCGGGAAAACATTTCTGCCAATGCCAGTGAGCTATCCAAAAGTTGTCGAAGACGCCTTGGGCTTACTGCCACCCCGATCCCCAATAGGCCCAAGGATCTGTGGGCCCAGCTTGATCTGATCGAGCCCTGGCAATGGGGAACGTTTCACCAGTTCGGTGTCCGGTACTGCGGTGGATTCGAAGATACCTATGGCTGGAAGTACAACGGGTTGAGCAATGCCCAAGAGTTGAACGGGCGACTGGACCTCATCAAGCACAAGACTTCACAGAAAACGATGGCGGCAAGCCTCCCGCCCAAGAGGAGGCAAGTAGTTCATCTGGGTGTGGAAGAACAGAACCGACCTGCCGGTGGATTCAAGCAGGAGATCCGGAAGGCATCGAAGGTGGGGAACCACGAGGGCCTGTTCGAAATCTATCTGCAAGAAGCCGCAACGAGGAAGCGGGCTTACGTCATCGAGCGCGTCGAAGAGGCTATGGCCTCTGGTCAGAAGTGCGTGGTGTTTACTGGTCGGCGCAAGGACTGTGAGTTCCTCTCTGAAAAGCTGGAGAAACATCTCCAGAAGAAGAAGATCGAGGCCCGAGTGTGGTGGGCACACGGAGGCTTGACCACGGAGAAGCGGGACGAGATCCGTCTGGACTACATGAGCCATGGGGGAGCGGGGGTAATCATAGCGACAGGCGATTCCATGGGAGAGTCAGTCAACCTCCAGAAAACAGATCTGGCATTGATCATCATGCTGCCCTGGACCCCTCGACAGATACGTCAGTGGGAAGGGAGATTCGTTCGCTTGGGTGGTGATCGCCCCGTACTGGTAAGCTACGTGATTGCGGAAGGGACGGTCGATGAGGATGTGGCAGAGGTGCTCTTGGATAAGCTCCCCGCAGTTGGCGCGGTGGCCCAGGACGAGATGATCACGGAGTTCGAACAATCGTTTTCGTCCTCCGAGGGTGACTTGCTGGAGCGCATTATCTCTACAACAAGTGCTTGACAGGTGTCTGAGGTATGTTATACTAATAGTGAAGGACCGGTGGGAGAGGCGGAAACGTTTTCAGGGAAGGTGAATGATGGCGAATGTAACTATGAAGTTTAACGACCTCATAATCTCGATGACGCGGAGAGAGTTCACCTTGATAACCAAGTCATTGGTCGGAGCCCTGGAGCAGGAGAAGGAAGAAGAGGCCCGACAGTTGGGCGAGGAGATGTTGGAGCGCCGCATCGGGTGCCTCCAGGAAGAAGAGAAGAGGTGCAACCGAGCATTAGACCATGCGTTGCATCTGGTTGATGAGTGTGAAGAGGGGGGTGGGTGATGAGCTTCCTGGGAGAAGGGAAAGGAATGGAGAAGATATTGCTGGACGCGGGTCCATCCGAGCGTGGATGGCATCGCATTGAAGCCGCTGCCCGATGCTTGCGCTTGTTTGCCTTGCGTGAGAGTGGCGTCGTGCCCTTCCCCGAGAGCGAACCTCTGGTCCGTGGTTCCCTGGTACACATCGGGTTGGCCCACATCTATGCGCGTAAGCAAGAAGCCGACAGTGGTGGAGACCCAGACAAGTACTACACGCCCGAGGATTCGATTCTACGGTTGGCCGAGAAGAACGGGGGTATGTGGCTGGACTTGGTGGACCTGTGCTGCGACATGGTAAATGCCTACCGATTGCGGTGGGGTGATGACCGGACTTGGAAAGTCATTTCTGTGGAGAATGAGTTGCGTGCCAAGCTGCGAGGCAAGTGGCTCTACACCCAGCGTGCCGACTTGATTGTCGAAGATGATTTCGGGAAGGTGTGGATCGTTGACCACAAGACCGCGTACCGTATTGCAGCCAAGACACTGAGCCCCCACATCCTCGATGGACAGATGCTTGGGTATCAGATGTTTGGCAGAAAGATGTTCGGGAAGAAGTTCGGTGGTGTCGTCATCAACCGGATCACGACTCGTCCACCATTCCAGTTCGACCGTGCGATGCTTGAGCCCGCGCCCGATGCCTTGTCTCGATTCGTTGGGAACCTTTGTGAGATGGAAGAAATGATTCAGCGGTACGAGGGCAAGCCTCCGATGGAGTGGCCCGGGACGTACTCAAACATGGTGTGCACACACAAGTATGGGAAGTGTGATGCCTTTGATCAGTGCCAATGGGGAGGTGCCAAATGAGCTTCCGCATCACTGATACTCTCAGATTCACTCTCACCGTCAAGAGGGAAGATACAGCGTGGCGGGGCCAACACTACGACAGCTTGGCCCGCATCGAGATCCCGGTAGAGATTCCCATCGACTGGGATGGTCACTCAAGCGGTATCAATGTTGCCATCCTTGACGATGCACTCAACTTTTTTAAGGAGCGAATCGAAGCCTGTGCATCGCAGGCAGCCAAGAACCTCCCAAGTTTCCCTGAGCACAACAAAGCCAAGGGAGGTAAGTGATGAGTAGCCCCCGACTGCATGGATGCCTGTTTGGGATCGATGAGGAAACAAGGAAGTCTCGCCTGCGCCACCTGTCCATGACAGCGGAAGATGCATGGGAGGATGCCATTGAGGGGGAGGGTTTGGACTATTCCACGATGGACACGGGACACAGTGCTGCCTTCACCGAGCGCAGGCGGGCATTCATTGAGAACTACAATGACACCTACGCTGAGAAGAGGCGGCACAATGAGTCAACCATCCTGGCGCTGGAGGGACTGGCCGATGGGTTGATGGTGGACTACCGCGAACTCTTCTTGAAGGCGGCGGCGTTGGAGGAAGAGGTACGCGCTCTTCAAGAGAAAGTGACCATGGCCCCGCTTGGTGCGAAGCCAGAAGGAGGTAAGTGATGAAAGCGAATAAGATAGATGGTTCTGGAATCTTCGCAGTGATTTACGGCCCATCGAAAGTGGGCAAGAGCACGATGACCGGAGCAGCGGGAGCGGGAGGAATGTTTCTCGCACAACCCGGTGGGCTCCTTCCCATCAATCGATTCCTTGGGCTGAAGGACATTGAGTACTACTGCCCCAATACCATTGAAGAGGCAGCAAAGGCTGTTCAGAATAATGCTGGCAAGACGCCCACCATCGTAGTCGATGACTTCTCTCTGCTGGTGGAGCAGACAATCCAGCAACTGGAGAAGAAACATTCCTTTGGAGATATGTGGCGAGCACTCCGACATCAGGTATTGGGCATGCGCGATGCCTCACGGATTGCTACAGCGAAAGGAACCCATGTTATTTTCAACTGCCATGAATCGCCTCCGAAGACTTCATCCGGGAAGTATGTACGGGGCGGACCCCAACTCCCTGGTCAACTTCCAGAACAGTTCTCAGCATTCGCTGACGTGGTTGCCCGAGCCAAGTTCGATGAGACCGCTGCCCCTTGGAAGTACGTCATCCGTACTGGCCCCAACCCTGAATACATCAGTGGGGATCGGCTGGACATTTTCCCGGATCCCGCTCCGATGAATCTGGCGGAAGCCTTACGCTGTGCAGGCTATGAACTCCCTCGGCCCAAGGGGATGGGCTGGATGGAGAAAGTTGTAACAGAACTATCTGCCCGGGTACTGGAGACGGGGCTTGAATCTTGGAGAGAAACGCTGAAGCCTGCGGCCGACAAGCTGCGGAAGAAGTATGAGGATACCCACGTTCGATGGGTAATCCAAGACTCGCTTCATCGTGCTGTTCTCCTTAATGCGAAAAACAATCTTCTCGATGAGTTGTTCACCGAGGAAACTTCGGAGGACTGGTAGTCCCTGGTGAGGGTCATTTTCTCTTTACCTCCCCCATTGGGGGCTACTGGTCTTCCCTTCCAACAACAAAACACCATAGGAAACGAGTGACATTATGGATGCTCTGAACATTGAACTGGACTTTACCGACGTAAGCGCTGCTGGTGGGCTGGGTACTTTGCCCGCTGGTCTTCACGATGGAACCATCGTGGAGTTCAAGCACTTCCCTGATACCAACCGGCTGTATGCCTACATTCTGACCCAAGGCGTTCGCCATCGGGAAAGCTTTGGGCTGGGCAATGTGAGCAGCTTGCCTTTCCTGAAGGCATTCCTGCTGTCCGCTGGCGTGCCAGAAGGCAAGTTGGATAACAAGGGAAAGGTTCCCTTTCACAAGTTGGGCGGTCGTACCGTGTACTTCCAGTACACTCCGGCTCAAACCGACAATGCTGGTAAGCGCGTGGATGGGAGCTACGCCCGCTATATCTTCTATTCGAAGCAACAGTGGGAGCAGATGGCTGCTTACTCGAACGCATCCGCTTCGGATGTGGTCATTGAAACCCCGACCAATGGGAGTTCCAATGGCGCAAGTGCTGCCCCGGCCAACGGCGGCGGTGCTCCGGTAAAGGATTCCGGTAACGCCGAAGATGGTGGAGACGACTTCGACTTCCTGTTGGATGATGAGTAGTCTCGAACCATTGAATGGAGCGTTTTGCAGGTCGTGTCCACTTGGATGCGACCTGCATCACGCCGGGAATCGTTTCCCTGTTGAAGCGGAACGCCATCCTGGTGACCACATCGCCATCATAGGCGAGGCCCCGGGCGGACAAGAAGTGGAAGAGGGGAGACCTTTCGTCGGCCCAAGTGGAATGGAGTTGCAAGCCGCGCTCTCACTGGTGGGCATCAAACGTCATCAATGCCACATCGACAATGTGCTCGCATGCCGCCCCAAGCAAAACGATTTGTCGGGATACATGCTGCGCCTGGGCCGCCGGAATCGGAAGCGGCGAGCCAAGGATGAGAGTGAGTGGGCTACCCCACAGTCATGCTGTAAGCCCAGACTCCACAAGAATCTTCAGAACTTCCGGCACTTTCTCGCCCTTGGTGCGACGGCTGCGGCGTCTCTTCGTGGAGGAAACCCTTCGATCACAAAGCTCCGAGGAACGTGCGAGGCTATCCCCGCACCCTGGGATCCGAGCACCGAGATCCTTGTTGCTTACACGCTTCATCCTGCTTTTGTTATCCGATCTCCCAAGTGGCGCACCACTTTTCAGCATGACGTTGCGAAGGCCAACCGCTTCTTTCAAGGAAACCTTTCTTGGAAAGACCCAGAGATCCTCCATACCCACAGTGTGGATGAAGTAATCACTGGGATTCGTCGGCTACGCCAAGAGGGCAAGGCAGTCGCGTATGACGTGGAGACCGATGCGAAGAATCCATTGGATGCGAACCTCCGGTGTATTGCATTCTCCAACAACGATACCGCTGTCGTGATTCCTATCCTTTCTATTGACGGTGCAGCGCGCTTCTTCAGCCCAAGGGACGAGGCCACTGTACTGCAACTGATTCAGCATTTCTTACTGGATCCCCAAGTCCCATTGACTGGGCACAATGCTGGGCAGTACGACCGTTTGGTTTGCGAGGAACGTCTGGGCGTTACCCCCAAACTCTCGGCTGATACCCTTCTTCTGCATCTGCTCTCTGACAATGAGATGCCCCACAACCTGGGCTTTGTGGGATCTCGATACACTGATTTCACTGAGGCTTGGAAGGCTGACCACACTGCGGTCACTGCCCGAAGTGATGAGGAGTTGCATACCTACTGCGCCAAGGATGCCTGCGTCACAGCCCGAGTCGTGACTCCTTTGGCGAAAGTGATCCGTAAAAGAGAGCAATGGCATCTCATCAAACGGGAGCATCAACTCCAAGACATTGGCTGCAAGATGCAACGGTTGGGCATGTACGTCGATCGGAGCCGACTACTGGAGCACGAGTTGTGCTACGAAGCTGCATTGGAGAAGCACAAAAAGGTATGCCTGGAGATTGGCCCAGAGGACTTCAACCCAAACTCAACTCATCAACTGAGGAGATTCCTCTTTGATACCTGGGACTTAGCCCCAGTCAAGTACAATGAGAAGAGCGGTGATCCATCAACCGACGATGATACACTGCGGCGAATGCTCACTGAGTATGGCTTGGATGAAGAGAAGAATCATTTCCTTCAATCCATCAGACTATTGCGGCGGAACACCAAGCTGCTAAGCACATACATCCGACCACTGAAAGACACCTATGTGTTGCCTGACGGACGAGTGCATCCTGCATACAACCGCTTACCTGCTACTGGTCGCTACTCATCCTCCGAGCCGAACGCTCAAAACATTCCTTATGATCTACGCGACATCTTTGTTCCTGCCCCTGGCCATATGTTCGTTGGTGCGGACGCTGACCAGTTGGAGTTGAGATACATTGCGGAAGAAGCAGAGGCAGAACGACTTATCAAAGTCATTAACTCCGGGCTGGACCCGCACAATGAGACGATGGAGATCGTATATGGCCCAGGGATCTGGACACTCGATGGCGCACCGAAAGATCGCACGAAGAAAGGGAGCAGCACATTCAAGGCTACGCGAGGCGTTACCAAGAATGTCCGGTATGCTTGGCAATACGCAGCCAGCGTCCCCAAAATCTGGGAACAAGTTGTCAGTGTTGAAGACGATGATGGAAAACTCATCTACGCCCACCTCAACAAGCGAGACATCCGAGATGTTGTCCGAGGTCTTGAACGAGCGGATCCTGAGATTCCCCATTGGTGGGAGGAGACGCGGAACAAGTACCGACGTGACGGTTACATCGCGGACTCGTTGTGGGGAAGACGGCGAGACTTCAAGGATGAAGAGAAACTTAATGAGCTTGTGAATCACCCCATCCAAACGGGTGGAGCAGTAGTCATCCATGAAGCAATGCTTCACCTGACTACGGGCAATCCTGGGTGGTCAACGCAAGCAATAGACTTGGACGAGATCAAGCCGATCACGTTCGACTTTGAGAAGGGTACGGGTTTGGTAAACCAGTGCCATGATTCATTGTTGATTGAAGTAGAAGAAGATGATGCGGAGGAGATGAAGGGTCTTCTCCAGGCTGCGATGACCCGCAAGAGGCGTGAAGGCGCACGGGTTGTTTACACAGCCGAAGCTGAAGTTGGGATGAGTTGGAAGGAAACATGATCCCCCCAACTCTTTGGAAGGGAGTTTGCACCGGGGAAACGGGGGTTCATCAGCCCCCCGCACCCCCTCCAGCCCAGAGAAAGACCGCTGGCAGGCCGGGGTAATAGCCTGCCATATACAAGGAGTGGAGCAATGGCAGATGGAAGAA